ATATATATTTATAATAAAATACAATTAATATGGGATATTTAGATAATTCATCAGTAACAGTTGATGCTATTTTAACAAGAAGAGGAAGAGAATTACTATCAAGAAATGATGGGTCCTTTCAAATTACTCAATTTGCATTGGGAGATGACGAAATTGATTATACATTATTTAATGAAAATCATCCAGATGGTTCACAGTTTTTTGGTGAGGCAATTGAAAGTCTACCATTAGTAGAAGCTTTTCCAGATGAAAATAATATAATGATTCATAAATTAGTTACTTTACCTAGAGGAACTACTAAATTACCTATTTTACAAGTTGGTTCTACTTCAGTTAATATAGGATTAGGTCAACAAAATACAGTTTCACCTCAAACATTTAATTTTGCGGGTGTAAATAATATAGTAGAATCAAGTGGCTACTTATTTACTATTACTGATAGAAGATTATTAACTAGTTTTAGCGGGGTAGGTGCAAATGCTACTGCAGCAAGAAGTATCCCATTTACAGGAGAAAGATTAAGTCAAACTGTAAGAGGTCAATCAGTTACTTTAACAGCTATTAGTAGTACTACTTTATTTGGTAATAATAGTACACTAACAACAACTTTAACTGTAACAGGAATAGATTCAGGTGCTAGGATAACTATACCAGTTACTATATCTAAAACAGTAACAGCAACATCTTTTACAGCTACTGCTACACAAGGAAGAGTATTATAAAATAAAAATAAAATTAAATGTCAACATTTGTAAGATATAATAGCGGAGATATAGTATTAAGTACTGATAAAATTAATAGTAATGCATGGACCGATGGTCTTAATACATTAACTACATTTCATACTGCTTCTACTGAAGCTCTTAATTATGCTAATGCAACTAGTTCTGGAATGTTTTTTCTAGATGTTTTTAAAGTTGCACCAAATAACGTATCATCATCAGAATTTTCCATAGCTTATGGACATAAGGCAGGTTCGGGTTCATTAGATTTTTCTACAGGTGTGGGAGGATCCGGATTTGGAGCATCTAGAACAATATATAGTCAGTATAGACAATTAGTTTTTGGGGATGAAAGTCAAAATTTTACATTTAATGGAGTTACTCCTGATGATATTTACGTAATTAATATTGAAAGAGCTAGAATGAAACAAGGTTTAAAACCTGGTTCTTTAAATTTAACATTAACATCGGGATCAGCAGGAACGGCAGGAACACTCCACCTTACAGATGATAGTGTAACTACAACAGGTTCTGCTACTTTAACTAATTTAGGAAGACAATTTAATTTAGTAAGTGGTTCAAGTGGGGTTATGAATGGAACTACATTAGCACAAACTACTAGTGGTTCTTTTGGTTTTGTTTATCCAGATGCTGGTATTATTATTATGAATCCTAAAGCCCTATTAACTAAAATTGGAAATTTAGATAGTCCTGGAGCTCCAGCAATGACGGCAAGTCAATTTGATATTACTCCTGCAGTAGCCTCTAATGTTCATGGATTTAATATTAGAAAATTATATAATGCTATATCAGGTGGCGCATCTTTTACAGTAGATGCTGAAGAAAAAGTATCCTCTCAATTTTATTTTACTAGAGTAACCAATCAAGAATTTAATTATTCAACTAATCCTTCATTTACTCAAACAGACGGAACATTACAATTTGATTCTATGGCTAATAATCCTAAAACATTTATCACAACCGTGGGATTATATAATGATGCAAATGAATTATTAGCAGTAGCTAAATTATCTCAACCTTTGGCTAAGGACTTTACTAAAGAAGCTTTAGTAAGGATTAAACTTGATTATTAAGATGAAATGTCTACAGTATTTAAAAAATTTTCAAAATCAGACATATCGATTACCCCATTTACGGCACATAAACAAAGCACATTTACATCTGGTGCTTTAAGTATTGCGGGTGGTAGTTATTATTCGGCTTCTTTTCCTACTATAGCATATAAAAATGGAGCAAATTTTGAATGGGCAGGTACAGGTAGTACTGACGATATAAAAAATCATAAAAAATATTTTCAATTAGACCATTTATTTTATAAAAATTCAAAATTAGATTATGGGACTAAGTTTAGTACTATAAAATATTTTGATAATTATAGAGTATTATATGACAAAGTTAATATACTATCCTTACCCTACAAAACTATTGGTTATAAAATAAAACCTAATTCCTTTAATTTTACAAGTTCATCAGTATCTTTAAAAGATGATGGTAAGGGACATTTATATGATAGTAAGTTTACATTGGGAGATACTAACTTTAAAAATGAAAATAGTAGAATATTTTATTTAGGACCTGAACAGGGATTCAAAAAATATGATTTAAGTTTAGATAATGGTAAACAATTAGTAAATTTTAGTAGTACTTATTCTAAAAAAGGTTTATTAGATGATAGTTTTTTATTTAATGAATTAGAATATATAAATATTACATTTACTTCTAAAAATTTAGGTATACCTGGATCAAATGTAAATGGAAATAATTTTCCTTCCATAAATTTTAGTAATTCTACTATAAAATCTCCTCATAATACTAGATATAATTTTAATAATGATGATAATTTTGCAATAAGTTTTTTTGTTTCTAATTCAAATTATAATCCTGATAGTGATTTAAAAAAATATCTAATAAGTAAAAGTACTACTAAAACTATAATTCCTTCTCCTAATTTAGCAAATAATACTACTATAACAGGTTCAGCCCTGGGAAGAGAAGTTGAATCCGAACCTCAATATCCATTTGAAATTTATTATAAATCTAGTTCAATACATTTTGAAAGATTTGATGGTAATGTAATATCATCTGTATCTTCTATTGCTACATCTAGTGTAAGTAATGATACGGGAATGATTCATATTTTATGTCAAAAAACAGGTTCATTATTAGAACTTTATGTAAATGGTGTAAAACAAGCTACAGCAACCGATAATACAATTCAAACTCAAAATAAAGCTAATATTTACATAGGAAGTAAAAGTACTACTAGCAACTTTTTTACTGGTTCTTTATCTCAAATAATGATATTTGAAGACGGTTTATCACAAACTCAAATAAATAATTTATCACAAAGCATAGATAATAAACCTTATGTGGGAAATGTATTTTATAATAATGGTTTAGTAGCTATTACTAAACCTAACTATCAAAAATATTTAAATCCTGGGATAGGAAATCAAAATTTTACATTAACTTATAAAGGTACTCATTTAATTTATGAAAATGAATATCAATGCATGGCTGAACAACATGAATTTGATGTAACACTAAATCCATCAGCTCGTAAAATTAAGTCTAAAGACTCCGAAGATTTAGCTAATTTTGCTACGGGTTCTAACTTTAAACCTTATGTTACTACAATTGGATTATATAATGATAATGGAGAATTATTAGTTGTAGGTAAGTTAGGACAAGCAATACGTATGACTGATGAAGCAGATACTACTTATGTAGTTAGATTTGACACTTAAAAAATAGTTTTTATGAAATGGTTATATAAAGGTAAAGAGATTAATGAAATCTCAGATTTACCATCAAATACATTTGGTTTTATTTATCAAACAACCCACACACCTACTGGTAAAAAATATATTGGTAAAAAATCTTTAATGTATAATTTAAAGAAAAAATTAGGTAAAAAAGAAAAAGCTTTATGGGAAGGTAAAGGTCGTCCACCTTTGTATAAACGTGTTTTAAAAGAAAGTGATTGGAAAACGTATTACGGTTCACATCATATTATTAAAGAATATATAAAAAAAGGTTTTGATTGGACACTAAAACGTGAAATTATAGACATAGCAACAGATAAAAAACATTTAACCTACCTAGAGTGTAAACACCAGTTTGCACTTAGTGTGCTTGAAAAAGGTGAATATTTAAATGATAATATTCTTGGTAAATTTTTCGATAAAGATTTTGTATAGCTAATTATTTTTTGTATATTCCTCATATGAAGGAAGATCTACTTAAACAACTTTTAGAATCTATTTTAGGTCCCAGTAAATCAGCTAGAGGAGGAGATGAAGCTGTATTTCATTGTCCATCTTGTAAACATCATAAGAAAAAACTCACAGTAAATTTATCTACACAAAAATTTCAGTGTTGGGTTTGTAATTTTAAAGGTCATAGAGCATTTAAATTATTAAAAATTGTAGATGCTCCACCTAAAATATTTGATAATCTAAAAACATTAGATTTAGAATATAATTTTAAAAAAGGAAACCAATCTAAACAAAATCCTAACTTATTACAGTTACCAGAAGGTATTATTCCTATCTTATCTTCATCAGCAGTATTATCAAAACATGCCTTACACTATC